GTTCGGGTGCGCAGCAAGGTAGGCCTTCGGGTCGAAGTTCTGCTGTGTCTGCGTGTACGGCGTGCCGCCAATCCCGGTGACCAGCTGACTCAGGGCCTGCTCGCCAGCCGTGCGCCAAGGGGTCTGGTCGTCGCGCGTCTGGTAGTACTGATCAAGTTGCGCCTGCGTTGCCGCATCCGCTCCCGCCAGTTGCGACTTCGAGGCCTTGCTCGAAGCGTTCGCCGAAATCGCGGCGCCTGCGACCGCTGCTGCTGCTGCCCACGGCATGGTTAGACCTCCAGATCCGTCTTGATGCACACGATTGCGGTGATGCGGTCGTGTGGCGTGTCGTTCTCCACCCAGTGGGTGAAGCTGTTGTCGAAGAAGAAGAGGTCGCCGGGCTTCGTCTCCAGGCGTTCACCCTCGAAGCAGAAGGCCTGCCCTGGCGCGCTCTGCACCTGGATGGCGAACTTCTTGTAGTAGCGGGCGTGCCAGCCCGGATCGGTGTGCGGTAAGCACCGCTGACCGGCCTTGATTCGGGTGATCAGCACGCCGCCAAGTTGGTCGCCGCGAACATGCGCCATCAGCGGGTACACGAGTTCACGGATCGGCAGCAGATCAGCCGCCGGATACCAAACGGACGAGTGAGGAAGGGATCCATCGACGCCAGGGGCAGCGAACCGCGCCCAGATGTCCGACAGGCCGTGATGCGGGCTGTCCGGGTGTTCAGTGCGCGCGGTGTTCTCGTCCCACAGCTGCGGATTCGCCTGAAGCGCCCACAGCAGCGCCCCGACGGGCAGTCCGTCGGCCAGTTTCTTGATCTTGGTCATGGGGTCAGGATCGACTCGTCCACCGTCTCGGGGTCGGTGTCGTCAGTGATGTGGATGCAGTGCCAGACCGCATCCGTGATGGCCGTGACTGAGTGCTCCTTGCCTGCTTCGATCATCAGCATCGACGGGCCGGTCACCTCGTAGGAGATGCCTTCCACCTCGACCAGCACCGTTCCGCTCACGAGAGCAGAAGCATGGTCGTACGGATGCACGTGCTGCGTAAGCTTCACCCCAGCAGGGATGCGCACACGCTTGGAATACACCTCGCCTTCGACGAAGTGATGCGAGATGTCCAGATCCGAGAGTTCCATCAGGTCAACTCCCGGCCGCTGGAGCGGATCGTGATGGAGGCCGCAGCGCTGGCGAACAGGCTCACGAAATCCCCGGGGTTCAGCACATGGCCGACCAGCTCCGGGAACGTGTCTGTTGCGTTGGCGGCGATGCTCTTGACCGAGACGACCATGTTCGTCGGACCGGCCGCACCGGCCAGCTTGACGAGGTACACAGTCACCGTGACAGCGGCGCCCGTCGTGTTGGTGCCGGTGAACTTGTCGATGATCGTTCCCTTGCCAGCGGTGGGCGACGTGTATGCGGTCGCTGCTGCTGCCGGTGCCTGGAACGGGTCGATCAGCACCTTTGGGGTGACGGTCATTTCTACTCCTACAGGACCACTTGGCCCGACTGGATGCTCTGGATCTGCCGCTGTAGTTCAGCGATCAGCTCGCGCTGTGAAGAGAGGTCCGTTGCGATGCTCTCGACCGCCTCTTGCTCGGCCAGGACCGGGGCAGAAAGCAGCCCATCAACCGCCGCGAGAAGTTCCTCGGTCGTATCGATGGGGTCGCCCGTGGCGCCGCCGACACGCTGGAAGATCCACTGAAAGAACAGGAACCACGACCGGGTGATCAGCCCCGTCTTCGGGTCAACCAGCGGTTCGCGGTCCGAGGGGATGCGAATGCTCAGGTTGGGCACGGCGTCACCTCCACGGTTGCACCGATCAGCACGACCTTCACCGGGTCCGTGATGACGACCTTGAACACACGATCACGGCTCATGCCCAGCCGACGCCACCGGACACGCGTGCGGTATTCGCCGAGCTTGCCAATCGGCGCCCAGGCTTCCGCGCTCCACGAGTGACCACCGTCATCGCTCCACTGCAGCATTGCCTGCGGGTCATGCCCGTAGTTCGTCGGGATCTCGTTCAACCCGACCCCCGTCTGCATGTCGATCTGCAGCGAGTGGAAGAGTTGGTTCTTGAGGTCTTGAGACAGGTGCGGCGCCACTCGAACCCGAGGGATGTAACGCGTTGCGAACCCGGTCAAGCCCGGCGGATCGGTGAAGTGATCGAGGTCATACTCGTACAGGCCACCGCCGAGGTAGTCGCCGACCAGAATCCGGTTGTCCCAGGCCATCTGGCAGCAGGCGCGAACCCGCTGGTAGTTGCCATCGGTGTCCATGTGGGCACGCTCATGCCACAGGCTCGTAGAGGCGTCGAACACCCACGTTTTCGAAGCCGTGGGGAACGTGAGCACGTAGAACGTATGCCCCTCTTGCTGGTATGTGAAGGCGATGGCGTCGGACACGTCGCCGTACTGCGCAATCGCGTACTCAATGGCGTGCGTGCTCACCCGCTGGGCATTGCTGTAGCCCACGGCCTTCATGACCATTCCTCGGCCGCGCGCATCCCCACCAAGCCAGAAGATGGTGTTGTCCATCTTCGCCAGGGACCGGGGCGCATCGATGCCGGTTTCCATCTGCGCGCCCTGAATGCGCGTGAACGGGTCAGTGTTGTCGCCCGTCAGAACCCACGTCTCGAAGCTGTCCGGCCCAGGGAGCCAGATTTCCGAGTGGTTCACGATCAGCGTGGACAGCGAGTCCGGCGAACTCTCTGCCGTGTAGAAGTTCAGCGGATCGATGACGGTGCTGTACGGCTCGGTGTACTGCCACTGAGCGGTGCCCAGCTTGTTCCACACGAACCGGCCACCAATGAATCCGCAGCCTGTTGCGCCAACGAAGTCAGGGGACACGATCTGCGTGACCGTGTTGGCCGCAACGTCGATGAAATAGCCCTCAGCGAACCCGGTCACGAGCATGATCGTCGTGCCGTTGTCGGTCATCGTGACCAACGTCGGTCGCTCAATGATGCTTCCGATCACCACCTCGGTGTATCCCGGAACCAGCGGCTGGCGCTCCAGCTTCGAGACGACGCTGCCGACGATTCGGATCGACACCGTGTCACTGAACCGGTACAGGCCGCGCGATGCCTTTCCGTCGGCCGTGCTGTTGGAGTACAGCCGCATCCCAGGCGTGCCAATCAGCGCCGCCACCGACTTACTAGTCCCGCTCTCCGACACCTCCGGGTAGAGATTCACGCAGCGCTGACAGTCGAAGTTCACCGAGCGCGCTTCATACGCTGCCCCAATGAACGGGAAGGCCGGCATCAGAAGTTCCCCCCGAGGAACTGACCGAGGCTGTAGCACTGGTCGCCGAGCAACGCCTCGTCAGCGCGAGACACGGGAGATTTGTTGTTGGCGCGCTTGATCGCCGCCTTCGAGCCCCGGGCGATGTCGGCCACGATCTGCGGCACGAGAACCTGGTACTCGGGGGCCAACTGCACCGCGAGCGCGTACCGCAGCGCTTGCGAGTAGCCAGGCGGGTACGACAGCACCGTTGCCGTGGAAGGAATCTCGGCGAACTGCTTGTTCACCGTGATCGTGATCGTCGAAGCGAAGTTCGGCACCGGCCACAGGGTCACGATGCCTAGCGGGAAATCGGCGTCGTACTTGAACCACACCGGGATCTGGCTCTGCTGCTGGGGGAGCGCGATGAGGTTGTACCAACCCTCGTCGATGCGCTCCAACGGGAAGCTCGTACCCTGATAGGTGGTCTTCGCAATCTCGATGTTCACCGGGCGCGTTGCCACCCAGTCCCCACCGGGCCCGATGGTGTACGAACCTTGACCGGGAACGAGGTTGAACGTCAGAGACTCCTGCGTGTAGACCGTCAGGTTCTCCGTGCTCCACGTCTCCAGCAGATCGTTCAGGACGCGCAGCGCATCCGTTGCCTCTTGGCCGGTCGGCGTTTCGCCAATGGCGATAGCGTTGATCAGCCGAAGGGACGACTTGATCAGATCGAGGGCAACGATGGAAGCCACGTGTCACTCCATGAAAAATGGCCGGTCCCTTGTGAGAACCGGCCCATCAATGCGGCCGAAGCCGCTTCCAACCCTCAGGAGATCAGGCGAACACGAAGTAGCTGACCTCGGTCGCGGCAGTGGCGGCGGCAGTGACCGTGATGGTCATCGCGCCAGCAGCAGCCGACGCGCGTTCGACGCGGAGTGCCGTGGCATCAGCAGCAGCCTGCGACACGATCGCGAAGCACTTGCTGTTCGCGGTGATGTTGGCGTTGTTCACCACCAGGGTGGAAGCGCCGATGGCGACCGAGCCAGTGCCAACGAGCACGGGGATCAGCGTGTTCGGGCCATCCGAGCGCGTTTGTGCACCGGGCGTGACCGGACCAGCCGAAGACGAAGCCAGCCCCTGCGCGATGAGGGCCGTTTCGAGTTCGACGGGAAACTCGACGATGGTCCCGGCAGGGATGCCGTAGTAAGAGCGGTTCAGGAGAATCATGATGGTTCCTCGAAAGTGTGTGGAGACGGGCCCGAAGGCCCATCAGGGTCAGACCGTGTAGTACTTGGTCGCCAGTTCCGGGTACGTCGCCGCCCAGCCGAACAGCACGTCGATCCGCATGATCGAGTTGTCGTTCACGCCGTCGTAGAACTCGGTGACCTTCAGGGTGAAGCCCTTGTAGGACTCCTGCGCCACGTCGATCACGCCCTTGCCGCCCGGGGGAGCCCACATCGGCACCATCGCCAGGGTGAAGGCGTCCTTGTGATAGCCGACGTTCGTTGCGTAGGCCGTCGAAGCAGCGCCCACGATCAGGAACGGCTGGCCGGTCGTCGGCGAAGCGGTCACGTTCTGGAACTGGCCGCTCGGGACGATGGCCGGGCTGATGGGGATGGAGGTCGCGCCAGCGGCGAGGTCAGCCGTCACCACGAACTGAGCCAGCACACCGGTGGATTGGCGCGATTGCGGGTTCACCGCGAAGACGCCCGGGAGCGTGATGACCGTGCCACGGGTGATCGTGCCCGTCAGAGCGACGGTCGTCACCGAGGAACCGGTCTGGTTCGCACCCGACACGTTCACACCGGCCACGTTCTGCGTGCCGTTGGTGTGAACGTCCACGTTCTGGTCCATGCCCGGCTTGATGCCGAACGCGTTGTCGAACATGCCCGAGTTGTACTGCTTGTCGAGCTGCGAGCTGTTGTTGAACATGCCCGCGAAGCCGCGCAGCAGACCAGCGTTCAGCGCCGGGTTCATGATCAGCGAGCGCTGCTTGTCACGCGGCGCGCCCATGTCGTCGAGACGACGCTGGATGTCGGTGATCGCACCCACGGCCAGATCCTGCGTGGTGGGCACCGCGCCGGTCGGGTTGAGGGTGTTGTAAACCGAGTAGTGGGCCATCTGCAGGCCCTGACGGTCGATCTCGTTCGCCACCGTCGCCATGGCCGCCTGCAGCTTGCTTTCCAGTTGGGTCAGCGACAGGGTGCGCTCCAGGCTGGTGAAGTTCAGGTCCGTACCGCCTTGGGCCAGGGTCAGCGGGACCGTGGTTTCGACAGTGGATTGCGGCACTGCGACACGACCGGCACGGTACGTGTAGCGCGGCGGGCGCTTGATGTTGATGGTCTGGCCGGGCGCGTAGCCGCGGCTCATGTTGCTGGTGAATTCCGACTCGAAGTCACGGTTCACGTTCTTCGAGAACGTCAGCATGTTCTCCAGGATCGCCAGCGATTCCTTGGCGATGATGGAGCAGGTGACAAGGGTGTTGCTCATTTCAGAACCTCATTGGGTAGGGATGAGCAGGCGCAAAAAAACCCGCCGTAGCGGGTTCGTTCGTTCCTGCGTGATCGCCTCATGCCCAACCGGCCCCTTGAGACTTACGCCACGCGCGGTATTCCTCGTGGCTCATCTTTCCGGGGTCGTTCGTGACAGACGTTGCGGC